TATTTATTTTTTTTATTAAATTATAAAAATCTATTGTTAACTTATCTTTTTTTTCGAAGATTTCAAATCTATTTCTCGATAAATCTAAATATTTATTTATTCCATTAACATCAGATTCTTTAAATCCAAGTAATGTGTTAAATGATGGTATATTAATCTCGTCAGCAATTTTTTTAATTATATCTATATTTTCCTGATATATATCTATATTTTCATCTGATATAAGCATCGCATTATTTGTAGATGACTTAGTAGGATCTGGACCTTGTTTTAGTTGTGGTGGTTTTGCTAATAACTTGATATACTCATCTATAATATTTCCATTTAAATGTTTATTAGAATTGTTGATATAAATATATTCTGTTTTACCTTCAATACTAATTTCATTAAAAACTTCGTTTCTATTTTTTTCAAATAAATTTATTTTTATAGATTTTATCATTACTATTATAGTATAATAATATTATAATATAATAATTAAGTTATTTACTCACAATACTAAAGTTTTTTTATTTCTTTATCTAAATTTGGATTTTCTCGTTTTGCTTTTTTTAATAATTTTATAGCATCATCTATCTCTTCTCGAGATAATACACCATCATTATTTTTATCTGCTAATGCTATAATTTCTTTTGCTTGTCTGGGTAATAAATTGAAACTGCATTCTTCATTAAATACATAATTCATTAAAATAATAAACAATCCTGTTAAAAATAATGCAATAAAAATATTTCTTGTACCCATAAATGCTATAGTAAATATTAAAATTTCTCTAGAAAAATTTTTAAGTAATGTTTCTTGTCCGGGTGTTAATTTAAGATCAATATGTCTAGATCCAATATTCATAAATATCATCATTAACCCTATAAATATTTTATTTTCATTTATATCATTAAAAAATTTTAAAGAGAAATATTTATTTGCTCGCTTAATTTTTTTTATATATTTGTTAATATTCATATTATATTAAAATAATATTAAAATAATATTAAAATAATATTAAAATAATATTAAAATAATATTAAAATAATAAATTTTAGTAGTTTTTCAAAATAATATTATCTTTTTTTTTTATAAGAATAAAAATGTTATTAAATTTGACTCCTGCTGAATTTAATTCTGGAGAATTAAATAAAACTAACAAAATGAATAAAACTATAAAAAATAAGAAAGCAGTATCTTTTGATGATGATTTAGCTAATAAAGATAAAACAAAAACAAAAATAACAAATTTAAATTTATTACTATCCAATGATAATTTAGATAATGAAACAGAAGATTCAACAACATATTATAAAGACTTACATGGAAGTTCAATAAAAGCTAGTCAAAATAATGATATTACAGATGAAATTAATAATCAAATTCTAAAATTACAAGAATCTAGAAATCAATATCAATCAACAATGAATACATCAAATAAAGAACAAGAAGAACCTAGTAATTCATATATCAGCGATGAAAATATTTCTTCAAATAATTTGAATAATAAGGTTTACTCAAATTTAGAAGATAGTTATAAATCAAATTTAGACTTTCTACCAAAAAATCAATCTCAAAATACTTTAGATGACAACTATAAACTCCTCTCTAAATTAGATTATATAATACATCTTTTAGAAGAACAACATAATGAAAAAACTAATCATATAAATGAAGAACTTATATTATATTTATTTTTAGGAATTTTTATGATTTTTGTTTTAGATTCATTTGCACGCGCTAGTAAATACATAAGATAATATTATTTAATATATTTATAAAAAATAATATTATTTAGTATTTTATTCATTTTTAACAAAACAGTATAAAAATTGATTAAAATGATCAATTTCATCCATACTATAACGTTTTTTAAATTCAAATCCTTTATTTTCGGCTAATTTTAGTATTTCATCAATAGGAGACATAAATAAATTTATTTCATTTTTTCTTACATAATTGGTACGAAAATTTTCAAATTTTTCACGATACATTGAATATGGTAACTCTTGATTAACATTATGTTCTTTTTCTTTATTTAAATTATCTTTTTTATTAAGTAATTCATATTTAGTATAAAATTCATTGTCCCCATCAATTTTAACAATCATTTCTGTTATATTTTTTTTTATATAATTATTTGGATTATATACAATACTTTTATCATTTTGAATAACATAAGGTTCAAAATTTTCATGATCTACCAAATGTAACAATAGTTTACCATTAAAATTCAATAAATTATAACAATTTTCAAAAAATAGTGATTTGTCTTTAATATGATAAACTGTTAATCCTAAACATAATATATGTGTAAATGAATTATAATCAAAATCTTTATAATCTAATATATCACCTTTATTAAATTTACAATCTGGAAAGTTATTTCTAGCTTTAAAAACCATGGACTGTGATTTATCTAAACCTGTTATATCTACATTTTCAATATTATTTAATTTGTTAACATGATGTCCTGTACCAGAACCTATATCTAATATTATATTTTTATTTTTATTTTTATTTAAAAGTTCATTAACTATATTAACTTCATAATTATTTTTATCTTCATTTAAATAAATTTTATCATAAAATTTACAATAATATTGATCATAACAATCATTATTATAATTTATTTTAAATTTTTTTTTAAATTGTTGATTTTTATATTCATCATCATCATCTTCAAAATTTTCAATTGAGTTTCTAATAAAAAAATCTTTATTTACTACTAAGTAACTAAAAACTAAAATTAAAAAAATTATAAATATTTTATGTAATAAATTTAATTTATTAAATTTGTTTATAAATTTATTTAACATAGTTTATATTTATTATGTATTAATATTATTTTTTAAATGTATATTTAAAATAATATTAATATATTTAATGGAAGAATCTATTATAAGTGATATTAGAACAGATTTTAAAAATATTACATTTTCTAAATTTCAAAAATCTAAAGCTAAAGAACAATTAATAACATCAATATATTCATGCAAATTAGAAAATGCTTGTTATTGGTCTGCAGAATTTATTTGTTCTGGACATTTACTAGATTTATGGGAAATTATTTTAAGTTATACATATAAATATATACATTATGGTAATCCTAAATTAACAATTTATATTGAAATGAGATATAAAAATTTTGTCACAATATTAGAAAATGGCTATCAAACTGATATAATAAAATTAAGAAATAACAGTAAAATTAGAAAATTGTTTTGTGAATTAATTTGTGTTTTATGTTTTTCTCAAAAAAAACATTTATACACAGAAATAAAGCTAAACAAAAATGAAGATTTTAATTTATTAAATTTAAGTGATAAATTTAAAGCACCATCAGTTAAATATATAAATGAAATTTTAAGAGAAGATGATCCTAAAGAATTAATTGTACCTGTAAATGAATTAATTTATAGTTTAGAAAATTACAATATAATAGATACATGGTTCTGGTTTGAATGGATAAATGAATATGAAAATATAAATAAAAAAAATAAAAAAAAATATCATTGTGATTTAAGATCATATGCACCTGATAAATTTACACATGATATTATTTGGATAATATGGGATATATTATTTTATTATTCTAATCCAGAATCTCCTTTAAATAATTTAAGAACAAAATCACCATTAATAAAAAAAATTATTGATAAGTTATTTAAATTATATACTATAAAATTTAATGATGCACATAAAAAACGACGAAAATTTATTATTTATTTTGCTTTTAATTTATTAATTGAAAATGTAGATTTAAATATAAATATTATAGATCCATCTAAATTAGAAAAAATAGATGCTATTGTTAAAAAAATAGACTATATTTATAAAGATATAAAAAAAAATGAAATTGCACCTAAAACAGACTATTTATTCAAAAATTTAAAAAAATCTAATCTAGATAAAACAATTGAAAAAATAGAAATGATAAATAATTTAGATATACCCCAAGAAGATAATATTTAACAAGCATATGTATAAACATGTAAAAAATATTTGTTACTTCCAACATCTAATGGATTTACATTTATAATTTTATCTGATTGATGAATTAACCAAATTGTTTTTTTACGTTTCATTGATAAATCTCTATATATTGTTTTTAATGCTAATTTTTTACCAGAATTAGCTTTTAAATATTCTTCTACTGGATTTGTCTTTTCCACATCAACTACCATACAAATAATCAAATAATAATATTATTTAATTATGTTTATGTTATTTATTAATATATATTTATTAATAAATATAAAAATATAGATTTTTGATTTAAAAAGTTTATTATATTTATATTTATATTTATATTTATAATTTAAATATGATAAATTGGGATAATATTGATAATTCCACTAAAATATTTACATTTGAAGGTCGCAAATGTCAGGGTAAAGTAGTTGATGTTTATGATGGAGATACAGTAAAAATAGTTTTTTCATTAACAGAAAAAGAACCAGACAGATTATATAAATGGAATTGTAGATTGATTAATGTTGATACACCTGAAATTAGAACAAAAAATTTAAAAGAAAAAAAATTTGCAAAACAAGTGAGAGACTGTTTACGTGAAAAAATCTTAAATAAAATAGTTACAATAGAATGCAAAGATTTTGATAAATATGGTAGATTATTAGTTGAAATATTTTATGAAGATATTAATATTAATAATTGGTTGATTGAAAATAATTATGCAAAAAAATATTATGGTGGAAAAAAAACTGAATGGTTTGTAGATGATGAATAAATAATCTAGAACTAATCATAATTATTTATAAATACTATTAAACCATTTTGAAAAATAAAATTGCTGATAATCACCAACACCTTCTTTTTTTAATTTATCATAGTTATATTCTCTTTCTATCCCACTCGAACCACCATCTGGTCTATAAAACAATAAATGTGTATTTAAATCACATGATAATACTTCAACATGACCCATACCTTGGTATCGAAATGCTATATCAAATATATTAGTAATACCATCTTTACAATAATTATTGTATTGTTCAATTGCTTTTTCGCATGACATTATAGTCCATTGATTTAAATAAACTTCACATTTAGGATTGCCTACTATATTATAAATTGTAATGATATTTCTATTTAATCTGTCTGGTAGTCCGTCGATTTTTTGAAAATCTACAATAAAGTTTTGATTTTTATTTTTTAAAAAGAATGGTTGTTTAGTAGAATCATAATTGTCTTGTGAAATATGGCCTTTATTTAATTGATTAAATATATACTTATATCTTTTATTGTATTTTTCAAGTGACATTATATTTATGTAATTATTTTATTATTAATATTTTATTTTAAAACATTAATAATAAACCAATTCTTTTTATTAATTTAATTTATTTAATTAATTTAATTTAACAACGATAATAAAACATTATTTTGTATCCTTTGGTAAAATTATATACTTCAGGATAATAATTGGGATTTTCTCGAAATGACCAATCTTTATTTTGATTTATTAAATCTTTCCATTTAAATAAAGTTAATCGTGAATAACTACTTCCATCAAATTTATATTCTTTTTTATTAATTGTTAAAACAGATACGAAGTGACTGTTTGCATATTTATTGAAATGATCCCTATTAGTTATAATTATAGAATCTAATTGGTAATTATAAATAATGCCGTTTTTTAGAAAATTATATTTTTTATCAAATTTTTGCCCACTTTCAAAATCTTCTATTATTAATATATTTGGTATATTTTCATAATTTTTAAATTCATACAAAAGATTGTCATGTAAATCTAAATCGGGTACAAATTTATTAGATAAAGTTACTTTTAATAAGCGCAATGGTTTATAATTTAAATATTTAAAAATAGTTTCATAATATTCTAATGGATTTCCAGGATCATTGATATTAGGTAATGAAAATTTACTTATTTTATTAGATAATATATTATCACTAGTGATTTTATGAGTAGAATTTTTAATTATTTTATATAAATGATAAATATAAAAATTTGTATTTAAATTTTCTGTTAAAGCATTTATTTGATGCATTAATCCTTCATTTTTTTTATTATAAGTTTTTTTTAATTTTTTAGTTGGTTTTTGTTTTATCATATTTACATTATTTTTTAATTTATTTTTTACTTTTTTTGTTTTTATTTTTGATTTTAGATTATTATAAGAAGCTTCAATAAATAAATTCAAAACAAAAAAAATTTTATGTATTTCTTTTGGAATTTTTTCACCATTAGTTTTACGACCTTTAATCATTAATTCTCTAAAAAAACGAAAAAATTTTCTACCTTTATCACTAAAGAAAAATATAACAAACATTGTATTAAACCAGCAATTAGACATCAATTGCCGAGGTGGAATTAATTTTGATACTTTTAAATGTTTTGAATACTTTAAATTTTCTAATAACTTTTTAGTAACTTTATTGTTATCATAATTTAAACAATATGGTTTATTAATTGTACCTAAATTAATTTTTAAAATATCATTACACAGTAGTAAATCATTAGGAGTAATAGTTTTTAAAGATTTAACACTAAGTTCTCGATTAATTGATGGTGAAAAACTTTTTTTTAAACTAATCATTTATATTATAATTTAATAAATTAATTTATTAAATTATAGTATTAAAGTATAATGAATAATATAAAATTTAACTCAAATAATAGTGATATTGAAAAAACTCTAGATATTAAAACAACTTTAAATTCTATAAAAGATATTCCTATTAACAATTTAACAAAAATATCATCTCCAGTTGAATCAAACAGTACATTTAGTTTTAAAAGTATAATTATTAAGTTTTTTTTATTTGTAATTGCTTTAATTATTTTAGCTATAGTAATTTATAGTATCTATTATTATTTAGATTTAGACAATTTAGATGATTTTTTAAAAGAAATTTATAATAAAATTTTGAATTTTTTTAAAAGCTTTAATAAACAAAATGATAAACTAGATAATGAAGAAAACAATAAACAAAATAAAAAACTAGATAATGAAGAAAATAATAATGATAAAGATAATGATAAAAAAAATCCTAACAATTTATCAAATAATTTAGTAAATTCTAATTATAAAGATGAAAATAAAAATAAAGAAGA